CCCACATCGCCCGTATCACCCTTCGGGCCTGTATCGCCCTTCGGCCCGACAGGGCCCACCTCACCAATCTCGCCCTGCGGGCCAGTTCCGCCCTGCGGGCCTTGGGGGCCTACCGGCCCCTGCGGCCCTTCTGGCCCTTCCTCCCCTTGGACCCCTTGGACGCCTTGCGGCCCTTGCTCGCCTTGCATCCCCTGTTCACCCTGCACTCCTTGATCGCCTTGAACACCTTGCGGCCCCTCGGGCCCCGTTCCACCCTGCGGACCAACCTCACCCTGCGGGCCAACCTCACCCTGCGGGCCAACCTCTCCCCGCGGCCCCTGCGGGCCGGCCGGGCCCGCAGGTTCCGGACCGACCAGCCCCGTCGCCCCGTCCAGCAGATCGAACAACGAAACAGACGCCTCACCGGACGGCAGATAGACCGACCGTCGCGTCCCAGCCGCCCACGGATACCGGACCGTGACGTTCAACTGCACACCGGCCGGGTCGACCTCCACAGCGGACAGCGCCGGCACGTCCAAACTGACCTGACCGTCAGCGCCCGACGTCGCCTCGACCGTGGACGGCTGATACCACCTCCCCGTCGACGTGTCACGCCACGAACGCATCGGCGTCGCCGCGACCCGCACACCTTCCAGAGGCTGCGACGACGCGACGAACGTGCCGTAGAGCTCTACCGTGCCAACCGCCATGTCAGAACCCCTCCGGCGCCATACCCATGCCCAGGTCCAGCTCGGTGCCGCCCATCTGAGCGTCCCCCGCCATCGTCTGGAACTGCTCCACAGCGATCACGTTGTCCTGCGTCACCGGCCCGACCGGATCGCCAGTCCCCGCGTCAATCTCCGACGTGCACACCCGGCAGGTCACCGTGCCGCCACCAAGATCCACCGCACCCGGATCCATCGCGTCCAGCCCCTCGAGCAGCATCCCATCGTCCATGCCGCCCATACCGGCGCCAGCCATCATCGGATCCATCATCGTCCAGCCTCCCTACAGCACGTCGCCGGCCATCTGCGCATCCAGGGACGCCGGCGGCCCCCCGAACCCGGTCATGTCAGCCGGCGCACCCTCACCAGGTTCACCCGCCGGCTGCCCCTGCACCGGTGCGCCCTCCTGTGGCACCCCGCCCTCCCCCGGCGTCGGCACCGGCTGCAACATCACCTGCGGGTCGTAACCCAGGTCACGCAACGCCTGCCGGATCGCCGGCGTCGGGTCATACCCGGCGGCCTCAAGAGCCGGCGCGATCTCGTTGAGAGTGCGCAGACCGCGGTTCTCCCGCGTATGCGGGTTTTCCGCCTGCGTCGACCCCCCCTCGACCTTCACCTCAAACTCGCCACGGATCGCCGTGCGGTCCACTTCCGGCCACCGTGCCCCCATCTCCCCCGAAATGCGGACCGCACGAGGCTCGTCTAGGAACTCCTGGCACAGCAGCAGCATCCGGGTCGCCGTGCCCGCCCCGCCAAGCTCGACCTCCGCCACCTTGTCTTGCGCACGCAGCGACGCCACCCCGTCCACCACCGCAGCCGCAGTCGCCGACATGCGGTCCGCGCCGACACCGCCAGCCTGAAAGTCGTTGATCCCCGCGACCTTGCGCAGATAGTCCTCAACCTCGTGATGCATCGCATACACGTCGTTGTCCAACGGCTCACGCACCACGTTGTGCACCATGTCGCCCAGCAGCACCCCGTTCGGGACGTCCACCGGGATCGACACGTCCGCCTGATCGGACTCGATACCGGACCGCACCCCCTCAGACATCGCCCTCGAGTCGATGAACGTCTTGTTCCCCGACCGGCGAGCGTTCTCGAGCCGCAACGTGAACAGCTCGTTGAGCATCTGCTGCAGGTTCGCGATGTTCTCGACATCGCCGAACCCCCAAAACTCGGTGCCCGACGCCTGATAGTTGCGCAAATGCACGAACGGCGGGTAGCCGTGCTCGTAACCGAGCTCGTCGTCGAACAGCGGCTCCTGCGCCCCCAACTGGAACACCAGCAGCCGCCGAGCCTTCATGTCGTAGAACTCGTAAAACGTCGCCGTGTCCCCCACCGCCTCGGACGCATACCCGGCATGTTCACGTTCCGCCCGACGGCGCCACTCAGACGCATCATCGTGCCCGTGACGGCCCGAACCGGCCGTATCGGGGCGCAACTCCACGTCCGCGAACGCGTCGTTCGCCTCGATGTCAGCGATCGGCAGGGTGATCCGCTGCGCCACCCAACGGGCATCCTCGATGTCGACCGTGTCCGGTGGCACCAGCATGTCGTAGGGCGGCACATACTCCACGAACGGCTCGTCAACGTCGATCACGAGGTCTTCGTCGTCGACCTGGTCGACCAGCTTCTCCGCATCCGTCGGCGGCTCGCCCTGCAGCCCGGCGAGCTCCGCGTCCCGCTCTACCAGCGACGCAAACCGGGACTCGAACTCGGCGTCGTCGACCTCCTCCCGATGCTCCACATGATGCCAGCCGACCTTGAGGAACCCGTCCCCCAAGATCACCATGTCCCGGGTCGCCTTCCGCAACGCCGACGTTGCCCGTGCCCGATGCCAAAAGTAGGCCAGCACCCCGTCCGCGGTCGCCGCGTTGTCCTCCGCCTCCGGACCGCCACCCCACGGCGTACACAGAAACACCGGATCGCGCGCCACCGTCGACGCCAACATGACGTTCACATGCGGCAACGTCATGTTCACCACGTCATAGGCCAGATCGAACTGGTCCGGCAGCTCCCCCGCCGACACGACCTGTTTCGCCGCCTCCAACGACCCCGTCCGGTACAACGTCTCGAGAGCACGCCACCTGCGGTGCCGCGGTAACGCCGTCTGCAACGCATCGTCCACGATCCGCTGCGCATCCTCGAGGGCGTACGGTTCGGTATCGCTCACAGCCGGCTCCCGGTCGACAAGGTCCGTGCGAACGTCTGCCGGCCCGACGCCGACCGGTCGGCCGGCGCGTACGGGTCACCGGGAAGCGACATCACATGCCGGCGCGGTTCGCTGTCACCGGTGCGCTCGTCTGTGGCACCCGCCCCAACCTCCTCGGTCAACACGTACAGCCAGATCGCCGTCGACATCACCAGATCGTCGTGCATCCCCACGTCTGCAGCGACCCTCCCGTCGTCACGGGTCACAAACGCCCCCAGCTCATGCCGCAACAACGGATGAAGACCGCCGACCGTCTCAAGGTCGTCGCCCAGGTCGTACCGCAGCCACGTCGCCAGCCGGTCCACCACCAGCGGACGGCGCGCAGCCGTCATCGGGAACCCAAACCGTGTTTCCACCCTCCGCCGACGATGCCCCGTGTAGGTGTGCACATACAGGTTCGGGTACTGCAACGACGACGTGAGCTCACCCAACGGCGTGTCCCCGTAACCGCCCTGCGCCTCCACCACCAGCAACGCCCCACCACGGAACGCCCCCGGGAACCGCAACCCCAGCAGGTTCGCCTGCCGGGCCGCATCCAACGGCTCCACATCGTTCGCGTGCCAATAGCCGTAAATCTGCGGCACACCGTTCCGGTCGAACCAGCCCACCGTCATCGCCGTGTAGTCCCCGCCAGTACCCGACGCCGGATCCATCGACAGGACAGGTTTCGCCCACAACGGCGCCCCATCCAGCGCCTCCGGCCGCAACCTGAGCGGCCCATCCGTATCCGGCTGCAACCGCGGCGCACCATCAACCTCCGCCACGATCCGGCCACGCCACGGAAACTCCGCCACCTCACCGACCGGCGGCAACCCCGGGAACCGCTGCCGGCCCGACTGGCGGAACGCCTCCTCCGCCGACGACGGATACTCGGCGTAAAACCGCCACGGCTCGTCAGCGAACTGGCGCCGCTTCCGCTGATACTGCGTGTCGTCCACCCCGCCAACGGCAGCCTTCGGGTTGATAAGCCGCGACACCATCCACGGATGGAACACCGTCTTGAACTCGGACTCGCCCCGCTCCGCCTCCCGAAACAGCCGGGCAAACCGGTTGTGGGCACCACGCGCCGTCGAAAACACGATAATCGACCCGCCCGCATCAGTGGTCGGCAGCAACGTCCGAAACGCATCCTCCTGGTTCTCCGCCAACGCCGCCTCATCCCACAGCACCAACGTCGCCGTCTCACCAGCACCCGCAGTCTTCGTCGCCGGCAACGACACGATCCGCGACCGCGTCCCGTCAGGGAACCGCCACACATGCTCCCGGGCAGAGTCGACCTCGAGGGCCGGCGCCTGCNCCCGATACCAGGCCGGCAGCCACCGCCACATTGCATCCATCAGCTCAAGAGCAGAGTCCGCCGTCACCTGGTTCTTCGACACCAGCAGCACGTTCGCCCCCGGCGAATGCATCAGATGATGCAACGCATAAGCCATCGCCAGAGTCGTCAACCCCAACTGGCGGGCCTTCAACACCACCACGAACCGTTCATCCTCGAACGTGGCAAGCGTCGACTCCTGATAGTCGAACAGCTCGAACGGCACCTTCCCGCCCGGCACCCCCGGCGCCGGCACCTGAATAGCGTCACGAAAGAACGCCGCAGCGTCACGGCCGTACAGGTCCCACTTCAACGCCGACCACACCGCCGTCAACCGGCGACGCTGCCTACGGCCCAGCCGCTCCATCATGCGCCATCGACATGCAGCCGGCCGATCGCCTCACCGACACGGTCCGGCCCCAACATGCGGACCACGTCCGTCACCAGCTCCTCATCCGACAGGTCAACCTTGTCCTCATCCCGGGCGTTCATCTGCTGCAAAAACGGCTTCCCGAAATGTTTGATGTACGAGTCCATCGCAGACGCGTTCCCCCCCAACGCCATCTCCGCCAACGCATCATGCACCTCGAGGAACTTCCGCTCCTGCGGATCCAGATCCTCCCCAGCCAACGGGTCGTCGTCCGGCCCCGCAGGGGCCGCCCGACCCCCCTCCTCGATGCTGCGTTTCGACCTCGCATCCGTCGCCGGCCGGGCCCCCCCGACCCCCTCCGCCGACACCGTGGCGTTCTCCACCATCCGACGGGCACGACGCGCACGCTCCTGCTCCATGTACGCATCGAACTCAGGCAACGCCTTCCAACGGCGCATCGTCCGGGTCGTCACACCCTTCCACTCGGCCCACTCAGTCTCGTGCGCCGGCAGATTATGCACCTGCCTCGTACGAGGATCCAGAAGCAGCCAGTTGACCAGCTCCTCCTGCAACATCGACAGCCCGGACCCACGGCCCTTCTTCGCCGCCATCAGACGTACGCCCGGTCGCCCTCAGCCTTCGCCAACAGCCGCGACACCATCGACCGCCAACGGCCCGTACCCCGAACGACAGGACGGCCCGACTCCGGGCAGAACAGCACCCCCGGCCGCTCCCGAGCCACCTGGCAGATGTCCCCACCGTCGTCGGTCAACCGGACCAGCTTCACGCCGAACCTTCCATCGCCAGTAGCGGGCACCGGACTCGAACCGGTCGCGCCTGGGATATGAGCCCAGGCTGGGCACCTGCCCGCCCGCGTCGCCACGCGCTCGCGCGCGCCCCTAGGAAGATCGCCGACCAACAGGGAGGCGAGCTTCGCCGGACACGCCCCTGCTTTCCAGGTTCCGGCCTTCCTGGTATCCGGTGACCGGCAGCCCTTGAGGGCTTCCGGTCTAAACCAGCTAGCCAGGAACCAGCGCCTCCCCCCTGTGGTCCCCCCTCCGCGGGGCTCACATGTCCGCCCCGCCGTGGCACACAACGCCACACAACACCCCACAACACCAGGTGGACCGAAGATTGGACTGGAAACAAAACCCCAGTTCAGCCCCACATTCCACACCTAAACCAGACCAACCAAAAAAGATTGGCACGTTTTACGATACGCGCACCCAGCGCACACAACACCAGTCCAATCCACCAGACCAATCCAACCCACCCACGACCGCCCAAACCGGACAACCGGACACCACCCCGCCCCAAAC